CGCATCTGGGCCTCCTCACGTTGCGCTCCCCTCTAGGTGAGCATAGCATCGCGGGAAATCTAGAGACGGCCGCCAACGCGCGGCAGTCTCTGTGTGATTGTTCACAGATCCCGCGCCGAACAGAGCGAGGCTCGCATGTCGGACTAGACTATCAAACACGCAAAAATCGAGGGCGGGGGGCCAACCAGAGACGGAACGGCCGTAGTTCTACGGGCAGACAAGGATGGCGAAGAGGTAATCATCAAGGTCGATATCGAAGACGTTCAGTCCCTCATCGCTTTCCTGCTGAATCAGGCGATGGCCGCCCAATCCCTGTCCGGATGGCGTCTGCAACGTCTGGACGGGCAAGAGGACCGAGGAATCCACATACAGCCATCGCACATCGGGCTAAAGGAAGGCGCCACCAGCGACCTCGTATGCCTTGCAGTTGAGGTCGGCCCGGTTCGCTTCCGATACGACATTCCCAAAAAACAACTCGGCGATCTTGGGGCCGCGTTTCTGGCAACGTCAGCGGATGAAACTCGTAAGAACTAGGACCCATGGTCGACCTCACATCTCATTGTCTTGCAGGACCTGCTTAACAGTCTCAGTGAACGTCCGCAGCCGCTCCGCCGTGTCGTCGAGGTATCTCTGCATCGCCGCCTGCTGTTCGGCCGGCGTGCCAGACAGCCGCGGCGGGCCCGGGAAGTTCGTGTCGAGATCCGCACTGGTCGCCATCACACGATCTCCACGAGGATTTCCAACTTCGCCAACTCGATCGGCGCCTCATCGGTGACGAACCACTCGAACTGGAACGTGTCGCCGCTGCCCAGCGAGCCGAAGTTCAGGACCATCTGCCGATCGCCGGACAAACCCAGGGATTGCTCCATCCAGGAGGAGAAACCCTCGTTGTCGGCGTTGTAGCGGAACGCGATGCGCGGGGCCGGCGACGTGTTGGGGTTCGTCGTCCCGCGCTTGAACCGCATCCGGCAATCGTCGATGCGCAGCGTGTTTCCGTTCAGGTCGTAGTGCCCGCTGCGGCCCAGGTATCGCTGGATGGTCCCGGCGTTCGAGTAGGCGTCCCGCTTCAGTTCGTAGACCTTGCCCTCGCCGCCGATGAAGTGGCGCGACCACACGAACTCGTGGTCCCAGCCAGGCCAGCGCGCCGGCAAGCCGAGGTCGGCGTCCCAGCCGTAGAGCGTGCTCCAGTATTTGCGGCGCTGATCGTACAGCAGGGTCACGCCCTTGGTGCCGTACAGGTTCGTCGCCTCCGGCATCTGCAGGAGAATGAACCGCTGGCCGAACATGATGACTTCCTTGGCCCAGGCGTTTGCCCAGGCGTCGATGCCATCGAGCGTCGACTGTACGAGGTCTGATTCCGGGTTGGTGGTCTGGTTCACATAGCGGACGAACTCGGCATCGCTGTTGATGCCGAACGTCCCGAACTTCGTGGCCGACAGGGTATAGGGAGCGAGGAGCCCGTCCCCGGCCGCCCAGCGGCGGTAGAACGGCGCGGTGCCGCTCGGCGACTTCTCGAACTGCTCCAGCGAGCGCGGGCCGGCGAACAGCAGCTCTTCGTAGGGCGTGACGATTGCCGCGTTGATCCGGTCCGGCTTGCTCTCCGCCGAGAAGATGTTGAGCACCGGCCAGTTGTCGTAGTCGCCGACCGGCGTGTACCGCCAGCGCCCGCTGTCGAGTTCGTTGGCCGCCACATAGCCGCCAGTGTAGACGACGTGGCTCGCCTCCGGCGCATCTTCGGAGAGGATCCGCGTCTTGCCGCCCGGGTAGGCGATGATCTTGCCGCCGGCCACCATCAGCAGCTCGTCTTCGGTCTCAGCGAAGATCACGCGCCGGCCGCCGGTCACTGCCGCGCTGGTCACGTCCTTCGAGTTGCCGTTCCGATCGATCCGCCACACGCGCCCCAGGGATGTCACCGCCATGAGGTCGCCGCGGAACTCGCGCAGATAGACCAACCCGTCCGAGATGTCCGCGAACTCCACGGATCCCGGGAACCGGGTGTGACCGCCTACATCGTTGACGTACCCGTTTTCCAGCGCCGCGCTCTGACGATCGAGGGCGGTTTCGTCGACGTTCGTCAGGACGGGCGCCCCGATCGGAACCTCCATCCAGCGCGCCATTGGTCAGCCGCCCACCGTTGTCAGTTCCACGTCGACCGCCCAGGACACGTTCTCGTTGGACGCGCCCGTGACCGTCACCTGTACCTCGCGCCCGGACACAGCAAAGCCCAGTGCATAGGCCGGCGATCCGCTGTTCCGGTTGAAGAGGTCTATGCCCGTCGTCGTGGCCAGCAGCGCGGCGTTGTTGAACGTGATCGAACCGTTGACGGTTGCGGATCCGCCGCTCCCATCGGTGATGGTCTCATTGTCGACGAATGTGCCGACGACATTCGCCAGTGAGAGTGTTCCAGTGGTCCCGCCGTCGACATCCGCGAGGATGGTCGCCGTGGCCCCGCTGGTCTGACCGGTCAGCGTGGCGCCGACCGTGAAGTTCGCCGTCTGTCCGTCATAGTCCAGGTCGGCACTATCGCATCGCGCGCCCTGCGCGGCTGTCTGCGTCAGCGCCTTCTCGCCGTTGGTCTGCTGCGCGACGGCGCGAGCGATGATCTGCGCTACCTCGCCGGGTTCGAGTTGGTGCTTCCACACGGTCGCGGCAACTTCGCTCGACGTCGTGCCGACGATCGTTCCCCGGTTCGCCGTGATCCATTGGGACTTCTTGGTCGAGTCGCCGGAGGTGGTGGTCGAGGTCTCCATCACATCCCGGAAGACGATCTGGTTCGTCGGCGTGTTGAACTCAAAGGTCGCGCCGGAGAATTCCGTCCGGTCGAAAACCACGTTGTCGCAGAGACCGTCGAATTTGATGGTCCCTTCCATGCGACCGGCCTCCACGTAGAGGTTCTTGACCTCCCGGTTGGCGAGCGTGGTGTCGGGGTTGTCGCGGACGTTCAGATCCACGAGGTTGCCGGTGAACTTGCAGTCGCGCAGTTCGGTGTTCTCGGCGCCGTAGATCAGCAACGCCTCGGCGCCGATGTTGTCTTTGATCAGCACGCCCTGGATCTGGTTGAAGCGGGCCTGCAGGTCGACGACCGAGATCTCGATACCCTCGGTCGTGTGCTCGCTCACCTCACCGCCGATCCACAGCAGACGATCGAACTCGTCTCCGTCGTTGCCGTTCGACACGTCACTGTCGCCGAGACCGCGGAAACCGTGGTTGCCGTTTTTGACCGTGAGGTTGCGGTAGCGGTGATCTTCGCCGCCCTTGAACTCAATGTTCTTGTCGAACCGCTTGACCGTCACGTTCTCCAGGCGGACCCGGTCGACGTTCTTGCCGTAGACGCCAAACGAGGATGCCGTCAGGTCGAGACCGTCCAGGGTGAGATCGCGCAGACCAGCGTCGTCCCCGGTGATCGTGACGACCTTGTCGGCCTCGTCGGACTGGAGGATCGTGCCGTCCTCCGCCTGGCCGGCGAGCATGACATTCGTCGGGATCTGGATGGTAGAGATGGCGTAGCGCCCTGCCGGCAGGTAGACCACGCCGCCGCCATTGCCAGAGGCGATGCCGATCGCGGCCTGCACGGTGGCGGTGTTCTCGGTCGAACTGGCGTCGACGTTGGAGGCCGGGAGAAGGTTGCCGTAGTCCAGCACCTGAATCACATCGGCGAAGTGCTGGCGGAGCGTCCGGGCCCGGGAACCGCCCAGAGCCGTCGACGTTGCCTCCTTCGCATCCTCGCCCTTGAGCGTCGTGATCGGCGCGCGCTGCACGCCGGTCGTCTGGATCCCCGTCACCTTGAGGTGATACGCCTCGGCGACATAGAGCGACAACTGGAACTTTCCGTAGGTCCGGGCGTCACTGTCCTCCCTGCTCAGCAGGGTTTGCGGATTGGCCGCAGCGGAGGAAAGGTTGGCGTCGCTGTAGACGGTGGCGCGCTCGGTCGAGTTTGCCTTCAGGATCTCGACGGTGGCTCCGGCGTAGCTTTCCCGCCAGATGTCGAACTCCTCGACGAGCGTGGCTCGCGTCGCCGAGGCCGCGACCGTTTTGTCCGCGATGGTGCCGGCGTCTGTGACGGGAATGGCCGCGAGGCCGAGCGTGGACGACATGGCCGGCTCCTCCAGGTACTCAGGAGATCACGAAGGCGTCGGCGTTGGACGGCGCCTCCGTCATGGTGGAAACCGTCAGCGTCTTGGTGGTGCCGTTGTAGTCGGTGATGGACGCGGACTGGCCTGCCAGGGTGCCGGTCGTGAAGATGACGGTCCGGCCGTTGTAGTGGTCGTCGGTGCCTTCGGTCAGATTGGTGACGATCGTCGTCGTGGTGGAGCCGGTTGAACAGGTGCTCGACACCAGGGCCTCGGCACCGGCTTCAAGGTTGTCGGCCGCGGTGGCATCGCCGGAGATCGCGACCACGTCCACTTCGAGGGTGTCGGTGCCGCCAACCAGAGCGTCGTAGATCGCGCCCGGCAGGACCATGAAGTTCTGCTTCACCGGCAGGCAGACGCTGGTGTCGGCAACGTAGACCGTCAGCATCCCGGGCGTGTTGGTGTCGGTGGTCGAGAGGGTCAGGTTGTAGAGGCCGTCCGCGCTCGTGATCGCCGCCCAGGTGTTCGACGCGATGTCGACGACCGAACCGCTGTCGTGCTTGATGATCTCGGCATGGTCGGCCGCACCCAGCGTGATCCCCGTCTCGGGCGTCTTGGAGTCGGTTTCGTCGACGAACGGGCCGATGACGACCTTCACAGAGGTCGACTGCTTGAGGAACTGCATGGAGGTCTCCCAGGGGTTAGGCCGGCCATCCGGCCGTCAGGTCGATCGCATCAAGCGCTGAATGCGTGGTCGCGTTGTTGATCGCGTCCTGAAGGACTGCGTCGTTGTCCCA